TTTTAGTACATTCTTCCTATGGTTCAACGAAGATTTCTTTAGTGTTACCTCCGTAATGGTTGGGCATCACCCTGAGAAATATTCTGTACGTGTTATGAAAGAAGCACAAGTAATTGGTGAGTACTATGTTTATGAGTGTCAACTTGTAACGGGCGACAACACTAAATTTATTGATGCTGCTGAAGTAGCTGCAGGTACATTATGGTCAGAAGAATTTGGTCTTATTGAGCAAACATTCTCTATTAGGGGTAACGAAGTAAAACATGCTTCACACTTCATTATGGAAAACACTTTCTCTATGATTAGCAAGAACTACGAAGTTCCTGGTAATATGATTAGAAAAGGTAAAGTTGCTCCTCTTGCTTTCAAATTCATGGATCAAGACGGTAAAGAACAAACATCTTGGTTATCTAAATTGGAGTGGGACTTCTTAGTACAATTCCGTAGAGATAAAGCTAGATTACTACTTGGTGGTAAATCTACTAAAACTGCTGAAGGTGGATACTCAATGAACGGTGAAAGTGGAAATAAAATCAAAGCTGGGTTTGGTCTATATGAACAAATGGAAGGTGGAAATCTTTTATTCTACAATGACTTCTCATTGAAGGCATTAACTGATTTCGCTATGGATATCTCTGTAGGTAAAGTAGCTGAAGATAAGAGACAACTAGTTCTTTCAACCGGGGAATACGGTGCATATCAACTACACAAAGCTCTTGCAGAAAGAGGTGGTGAAATTGCTTGGTTACGTAGTGGCCACAACTTTGCTTCAGTAAGTGATGGTAAGATGAAACTATCTGAAGGACAATTTGTAGAGTATGAATTTGTTAATGGTATCAAATTCAAACTGATGATTGACCCGATGAAAGATGACCCTATCAGAAATAAGATCAGAGACCCAAGAGGTGGTTTTGCAAGTTCTTATATCTATGATATTTGGGATTTTGGTACAACTGGTGGACAACCTAATATTCAACGTGTAGCTGTTAAAGGTGACGAAGAAATTTATGCTTTTGTTCCTGGTATGAGAGATGGCTTCAATGCTTATAACAATTTATCTTCTCCAAGAGCTGTAAGTTCTTTAAAAGATGGATACTCTGTACGTAAGATGTTCCAAGGTGCTATCCAAGTGAATAACATTCTAAAGACTGGTAGGATTATCCCTTCAATCTTAAGATAGAAATAAATATGGTAGGGGATGTAAAATTCCCCTACTTTTTCTTTGAAATGTGAATTTAAATTATTAATTTGGCAAAATTATTAACAAACAATTATTATGGCAGAGCAAACAACAGGAGTAAGTTATTTAGAAGACAGAATTGTATTTTTAAGGCCAGTACCAAGAAAAAGTAGTATGGTTAGTGACCCAGGTCACAAAGCATATTTTAAAATGGAAGGTGCGGCCGATAGATACTGTCTTAAAACAGACGAGTTAACCCAGAAGAAGATCAATCCTTTTAAGGATGATGCTGAAATGGAGTATTTCTCAAAAATAATGGGAGAGGACTTAAACCCATATAAAGCAAATAGTCCATTTTGGAGTGGCTTTTACGTTACAGTAGTAAAAACCCCAGAATTAATGACAGTAGGAAAGAAATTTGATCTTTCTCAACCTATTGAAAATTTACAATATAAAGTTCTTTTAACGTGGAAGAAAGAGATCGCACCTGATTGGGATAGTAGATTCAATGGTGAATTTAGATATGCTTTTGTGGGTAAAGATTATGAGGAGATGAAGGTTAGAACTCAAGTTGACGAGTGGATGACCATTGGACAAGTTCTAGGTAGTATGCAAAATAGCTTACCTAAAATGAGAAACTTCTTAAATGTTTATTACCAAACAAAGTCTAGATCCAACATGGTTCCGGAAGAATCAGATGCAGCATTTTTACTAGCTGAATTGAAAAAGATTATTGACATTGATAGGGAAGGCTTCTTATCACTCAGTGAAGATAAATATTTCGCAAGTAAAACATTAATTGCTCAGGCAATTGATAAAGATGCCGTAAAGAGAAAAGGTGTAGGTACTTATACAATAGAAGGAATTGCACATGATTACAACTATATGGATTTAGTAAAACAGTTTCATGCATGGGCAGAAACTCCAACTGAACCTATATATGCAAAGATAAAAGCTATAGTGAAAGCAAAATAGCTTATTATTAACTAATAATTAAAAATTAAAAATGGCCGTATTAGAAAAAATTAAAAAGATTGGTCTTTTCAGCAACACAGCAGACTCTTTAGAGATTGTTGCAAGAGCTAAACATATAAACCCAATCATAGATAAAATAAATGCTTTATTTCCAGCTGGTGAGAAAAAACTAGTAGTGGATAATGGTACTATAACAGCGCCCTCTATTGTAAGTACAGGAGCTGCCGGTGTGTACATAACAGCTACAACTGCTGGATTAACTACTGCCGGAGACCACTATGCTTTATTAACAGGTAGTGGAGTATTAACAGTTAAAACTAGTGCAACAACCGGTGGATTCGCAGGAAGTGGGGTAAACCAAATAGTACCTATTACTATTTGTGCGGCACAGGAAACTATAGCGGCAGCTGCTGGTGGAGCAATTAGTGTGGCAACACACTATACAGATATTGCTGTGGATGCAGGTGGGGATGCCTACACGTTAGCAGCAGGAGTATGTATTGGGCAACTAAAGAAAATTATGCTTAGCGCCACTGCTGGTGGAACAGGTGTAGTAACTTCTGTATTTGCAGGAGCTGCTACTACATTAACTTTCACTAACGCTGGAGAGTATGCCTTGTTAATGTGGAATGGCACAGATTGGATAGCTTTAGAGTTAGCTAGTGTGGTTACTTTAACACATAAACCAGCGATAGCTTAATAAATAATAAATTCTTTGTTTAATTTAAAATCATAAAAAAATGATTAATGAAAAAAACGCCAGTTACTACTATGTAGCAAATGTGGCAAATGGAATAGCTGATGAAGCTTCTTATGAAGGAATGGCAGCAGGATCAATGGCTGTTGTTAGATGTACTGACAACTTAAATGAGGAAAGTGCCTTATCAGGAACTCCAACAGTACGCGTAAGAATCGTACAGAAAAAAGCAGATGGTACTTATGTATTTTCTCCTAAATTTACATATGCTGATATCGTAGCAAAATCAAAACTTGCCTATGTAGCTCCAGCTGAACAAATTAGCTATTGGGGATACAATGCTTCAACAAACCTTGTAGGTTTTGGAACAATCACAACAGGCGCAACATATACATTACATTTTGTGTTAAACCACACAAGAAATATGTATAACAATGCCCCTCAGATTAAAACTGTTCCTTATAAAGCAACAAGTACTTCACAGTCTTTAATGGCTGCTGGATTACTTCAATCTTTCCTACGTCAGTTTGATAGAGAGCCTAATAGAACAATTAAGGCAGAAAGAATCAACTCTGGTGCTCAGCTTGATGCTGTTGCTGCTGGTGGTGCTGCTACTGCTGCTGTTGTTTATGGTTCTAATGTAATCACGATGAGTTCTGACCAAAGTACTACAATTTTAGTTGGAAGTATTTTACGTCTTGGAACTAGTGGCGCAGGAACAGCTCCTTGTTATGTAGTTACAGCTGTAGCTGCAGGTGGATTATTAGTTACTCTAGACGTACCTTATCAAGGTGCAAGTAATGCTACTTTCCCAGCAGCTGAAATTGAAACAGTAACAGAGGGTAACTGGGGTATTAAATTTACTGGAGTTGCTCAACCAGCTCTTGATCCTATCTCTGAATCAACTGTAAATCAAAAGGTTTATTTTGATATTATTAGCGATGATTTTGTCAGTTCTACATTAGGTACACTAACAGAGTATAAAGCTACAGCAATGTCTGCTGGTAGCGGTTCTTCTGATCAAGTATCTTATAAAGAAGTTTATTCACAATTCCTTGATAAAGATATCATTGTTTCTAAGAGACCTCGTACTAAATATCGTATTGAGACTATTGCAGGTAATACTTATAACCTAATTAATCTTACAATACTAGCTTCTGATATTCATTGGACAGCTACTGGAATGAATAACAAGTCTTATATTAATATAACACTTGCCTTCAAAGCAGCGCTTACTTATGATAACTTCGAGACTGTCTTCACAGTATAGTCCTAACAGATTATGAAGGGGAAACTAAAACTTCCCCTTTATTTTTATTATATAATGCTTGCTTTTCTCAAATCTTTATATTAACTTTGTTAGTTTAAATTTCTATTTCTATGAAAGATAATAACATCAATATTCAATCTGTTGGCAATGACAGTATTGAACAGTTAGATAAAAGAAGCCACGCCTTAGCAGGTAAGGTATTCTTAACATCAACCTCTAATTTTGGAGGAGGAGCTGGAATAGCTCCTAAAGGTACTTATTCAGGATTTGTAGTCCTCTCTATTCCTACAATAACAGCAATGACATTTATTGAACCAAGTAAATATTTATTTGCTCCAACAGAATCTATGGCTACAATAGATGAATATTTTGTAGCAGGGGCATATTATCCATACGAATTTTCAGATATAACTATATCGACAGGAGCGTTAGAATTAATTAAAAAAGCTTAAT